ACGTCGTCGTGTACCAGTGGGCGGACGATGTCCACCCGAACGGTGCGGTGTTCGTGTCGCTCGTGCCCGAGAGTTCGAAGATGCGTCGAAACATTGAGTACATTCTCGCCAAGGGCATGGGATGGGGATTTCAGCAGGCAAAGTTGACGTACGACACGGAAGAGATGGACATGGTCGTGCTTCCCAACAGCTGGTTCGACGCGGGGTGGATCGCGAACCCCTACGGCGCGACGTGGGACAATTGGTTCCAGGACACGGAAGAGACCTATGACATGCACACGTATCTACCAGGGGCGTTCGCCTATCACTGGCACAACCGATGGGACATGACCATCGAACCGAAAAGCCCGTTCGCACAGCTCGTCGCATGTTTTGACCAAAAAACACCCCCGGTAGTACAGCATTGATGTACATCGCGCACGCGATGAGAACGCGAACCACCACGCGCGAACAAACGTGGAACATCCAAAAGAATGGCGCCCTGACGCGCTTCCTTCACGAGCAGGGATGGCGAGACCTCGTGGACAAGATGAAGACGCTTCAGTCTAAGAAGGTCGTCACGGATGCATGCGACTTGACCACGGACCCAGAGCGTGTGGAAATAATATCCGCGTACATTAAGAATCATGGAAGTGGTCACGTATGCGAATAAATCGAGCGGACTCTTTGAAGAGCTCGTGCACAACGAGTTCGACGTTCCAGTCAAAGTGTTGGGGTGGGGCACGAAGTGGAACGGGTTCTTAGACAAGTACAAGGGCATGGTGACCTACCTACGAGAAAAAGAGGACACGGACATCGTAGTATTCCTAGATGGATTTGATACAAAAATAAACAAAGACCCCAAAGATATCGTCGCGATGTTCGAAGCGTGTGATTGTAAGATGTTAGTCTCGAAGGACCCAGAACCGATGGGTGGGTACATCTCGCATAAAGTATTCGACGCGTGCGTCGGCGATTCCATCGCGAACTCGGGTTTGTACATGGGTTACGCGAAATACCTCTTACAAGTTCTCGAAGACGCACTTCAGATGACGTGCGAGGATGACCAGAGAAATCTCAACGCCCTGTGTGGAAAGTACGATTTCATCAAGGTGGATGAGGACAAGAAGATTTTTGAAAACATTGCACCACTGACGACTCGTCGAACTTCCGATGCGGTCTTTGTGTCGTATCCCGCGTCACTCAGTATGCAGAGAGTGGTGCGTTCGTTGCGTGAGTATTCACAATTTTTCAAATGGCAATTTATCATTTCGATGTTACTCCTGTTGGCCGTGTTACCAAACAATTATAAATGGATTCCGTTGTACCTCGCTGTGAGTTCCATGCTCCTGTACACGTTGAAAGCCGACAAGTCGTGTGTATAATTTCTCAGAGTACATTAAAATGGTGGAGGTGGTCACCTATGCGAACAAATCTTTTGGCCTTTTTGACGAGTTGGTGCGCAACACATTTGACGTGCCCGTGAAAGTGTTGGGGTGGGGAAGACCATGGAAGGGGTACTCGGACAAGTCGGAGGGGTTGCTTGAATACATCAACGAAAGTAAGAATGACGATGACCTCATTATTTTTGTTGATGGATTTGATTCTAAAATTAATAAGGACCCCAAAGACGTCAAGGCTATTTTTGACAGTTATGGGTGTAAAGTGTTGTTCTCGAAGGACCCCGAGTCTTTCTCCAAAGCCGTGACGCGCGCGATTTTTCCGACGTGCTACGACGGCGTCGCCAACGCGGGTATGTACGCAGGCTACGCAAAGTATTTGAAAATCATTCTCGAAGATGAATTGTCCCGCACGTGTCAGGATGACCAGGTAAACTTTAACGACATGATTTGTAACTCCTACGACTTCATAAAGGTGGACGAGCAACAAAAATTATTTGAAAACATCGCCGCAACGAATCATGGAAAAACGTCCGATGCCATTTTCGTATCGTACCCAGCGACGTTGGGATTTAAACGTGCATTCCGTTCCGTGATAGAGTATTTACAATATTTATATGTCTACATCGCTCTCTTCATTTTTTTCATGTTTCCATTCCCAGTCACGGCATCGGTGCTCGCCGTGGTGTTCGGTTTGTTTTACATATTTTTTGCGGACAAATCCTGTGCGACATAATGAACGTCGGCATCATTACACCTGGAAGAATTTCCCCCGGAGTGAACACGTGCATCACGGAAATCGCACTTCGGGAGAAACAACGGCACAACAAGGTCATAGGCGTCGTCGAGGGGTGGCGTGGACTCAACCACGGGTTCATGGAAGATATTTTCATCACGGGGGAGGCACGGAACGAGCCGGGGTCGATTCTTCACACGTCTCGCGAACCCCTGAACATGAAGCTCGCTCGGAGACACATTCTCACCCTCGACCGACTCTATTGCATCGGCGACGCGCAGGCGCAGAGAGATGCGCGCACCATCTTCTGCGAAGACCTCCCTGTGGGCCTGGTCGGTATCACGGGATTTGGCATGCAGTCCAAATTGGAAGAAGTCTCTCGGTACATCAGAAAATGCCACGTGCTCGCTGAAAGCATACACGGTGTGGTCTTTCTGGAAATCGAGGAAAAGTACGGCGAGGTCACTCGAAACGCATCCATGTCCGAACCGCACGCCAACGTCGTCATCACACCAGAGGACCACGAAGATTTTCTCTTCGACATCCAACACCAGTTTGCCATGAATGGACACTGCGTCGTCGTCGTGAACGCGTGTTGCGACTATGGGTACATCCTTGACGCGCTCAAAGTGTACAACGTCGACACAAAAATCATCCGCCCCGATGCCATCTTGGACGTGTCCACGCCGTGCGTGTACGACAACATCCTCTGCTCGCGCATCTCCAGGGAGGCGTGCGAACACGTCGAGCTTCGAAAAAATTTCGTGTGCGACGCGGGTCGCATCATCCCGTACGCCTTTTATCCCGAAACTTTATTCTCCATAAAATTTAATGTTGTATAAATACATATGTCTCTTCAGAGCACTCCCCTACTTATTGCAATTGGCTTGGTTTCAATCGCGGGTCTTATTACCCATGATAACTATGACTACTTTGGCGGCTTTGAAAACTTCGTCAACGGCCCGTTCGTCTTCGGCATCGCCATCCTCCTCCACAGCGTCTTCGGTGCCTCAGGCGTGACCGAGAAGCCCAAGGTTCTGGACGCGTTGACGGAAAATGTCTTTTTCAAATTCTTCACGCTCATCCTCCTCGCGTTCGCCGCCGTTCGCGATTTCGAAGACACCATTTTCGTCACGCTCATCTTCCTCAGCCTCACGCAGTTGTTGCGCACGAAGGAAGAACGCGAACGTCACCCTACCATCCTTTGATGAGTTCAGAGCGAGGGACCTTTGGGTATTGTCTTGAAAACACGTCTTGGTCGTCGTGCGGGGCGTGTCCTATGGTCGACTTGTGTCTTCGGTCGATGGCGATGTATTTGCGCATGTCCTTGTAGTACACGCGCGCACCCGCCTTGATGATGTCCTCGAATTTCATGTCCACGTGATTGTTCATCGGGAGAAATAAGGGTGCATACTTTTGCATGTTCGGAACGTGCATGAGATAACACTTCGTGCTCGAAATCCACAAGACGCGTCCCTTGTCCCGTCCAGGGCGGGGCAGATAGTTTAGACAATGAAAGAAACACGCTTCGAAGTCGTCACCCTTCTCTTTGATGAACTTTTCAACCTCGTCATATAACCTTGGCGATTTCACGATGACATTGTCTTCGAACACGAGAATGTATTTATGTCCTGCATCTCGTGCGCGTGTCCAAATGTCAAGGTGTCCCATCTGGCACCCGATGGCACCGAGGTTGAAATACGTAATGTTTGGACGCACCACGTTCGAGTCGTAGTGCATCTCCACCGCCTTGTCGAAGAATTCGGGCTGCACGTGATGCTCGAACTTTCGGGCAGTCTCCACATCTCTGGTGTCCTGTCCATACACCACACGAACCTCTGGTCCGCCCGTGTTGTGCGTGAAAAATTTCTCTCGTCTCTCGTGTTCTTTCGGTAAAGTCAAGAGGTACGTCTCGTACGACCACGGACGTTCGCGACGTACAATCATCAACACAAGCAGCGCTAATATTATGACAATCTCGAACATATATTATTAGTTAAAGAATAAAATCTTTATAATGGTATAGCTCACGTGGTGTAGTGGTTTATCACTTTGGACTTTGAATCCAACAACCCAGGTTCGAACCCTGGCGAGAGCTGTCCCAGCCTTAGCTCAGTTGGAAGAGCAACTGATTGTAGTCGTTATCAAAGCTCAGTGGGTCACTGGTTCGAATCCAGTAGGCTGGACTTTTCCGTCTTAACTCAATCGGAAGAGTGTGAGGCTGTTAACCTCAAAGTACTGGGATCGAAACCCAGAGACGGAGACATTTTTTAAAAAAAAATACAATCCTTTTTTTAAAAAATGTTTAGGTTCCTCTTCGGCACGGGCCCCGACCCAGGTCCTCCTCGACCACCACCGAGACCAACGATGCTCATCCAGGCTAGGAATGAAGTCGGGGAGGTCGTGCTGCTGGAGGTTCCGGCACCGGTCAAAAGCGATGTACATCCAAGATTATTGTCACCCGTCTCCCGGAGCTGGTCTTTTCGAGACTATGATAGCGGGCGTGGTCGAAAATGAACTCGTCAGATGTTTTGTGCACGTGTGCGTCGTGCCACGTGTGAAGTGTACAATCTCCTGAACCCTCGAGGGTCATGTGATATCGAAGTTGTAAATTACTCTCCGCCCGATGTGGGGCGATGGACATCGGACCCTCGATGACAGCGATGACCCCGGTCTCCTTATCGATGCATGGAATCGTATCAATGATGCTTTGTAAAATGGGGAAATCGCTGACTTTGTAATAATAATATCCTGTGTTTTTTGGAAACCATGGGTCCATGTCATGGAAATAATGTTTCTCAATGTTTCGCTCCGTCTCTACAAATTCCTGTCGTATCGTTTCGAAATAGAATGTCATGGGCCAGAGGTCAAAGCGCGGGTGCTCGCCGTGGCCACACAAGAGGTCCACCAAGGTGTTTCGCATCCCAACCAGGGGGCGCCATGGATTTTGAAAATACAAAATGTCCAGAGGGGGTTTACAAAAGTCCCACGTGACCAGGGCCACGGGAATCACCCACCACATTAATTTCTTCGTAGATTATAAAAATGCCTGGATACAGACGCTCGATGTACACCGCACCCGAACCGACCGAGGACGCGCCTGACCTCAGCGCGCGTTTCTTCGTGCCGACCACGGAGGAACTCGTCATGTTAGCCATAATCCTCATCCTCTTCTTGAGACGCAAGCAAATGAACCAAATGACCTACGGCGCCGCCATCGCCGCCCTCGTCGGCCTCTACGCCTACCGCCGCGTCGAAAAAGTTGAAAAGTACTGCTCAAAGTGTATGATGATGTAAAAAAAATATACACACACATCAAGCATGAAGGTGCGTCTCATCAAAAGTCCCAAGGCGAACAAAAAGTTTCGCGCACTCTTCGTGGACTCTGGAAAACACGTGGACTTTGGTGGTCGGGGGTACTCGGACTACACGATTCACAAGGACCGAGAGCGCATGCAGAGGTATCTCGTTCGCCATAGACGACGCGAGACGTGGTCGAAGGCGGGCGTGTACACGCCGGGGTTCTGGTCGCGATGGCTCCTATGGTCACGACCCAGCCTCGATGGGGCGAAACGCGTGATGGCGCAAAAGTTTGGCATCATCATCACATAAAAACAGTGTCACATATTTCATTAATGACATCGTCGTGGAGAGCCGCAACCCTCGAGGAACTCCAAAACATCGTCAGAGACGTCATCCTCCCTGAACTCGTCCAGTTGAGGCAGGAAGTCTATCATCTACGTAAACACACATGGCCTCACGTGCAGGCGTCGAAGGAGAACGGCGCACAGCTCGGTGACATGGAGGCGAAGCGTGAATTCTTTAGCAACCTGTGCGATGAGGATGTTAAAGAATTGTTGGCTTTAAAGGCGAAAAGTGCAAAGACCATGGGTCTCTCGGCGCTCGAATACGACCGCATTAAAAAAAATCATCGGTCCGATACATCTTGACGTTGTACGTGCCATCCTTACCGAGGACCGACACGCTCTCCTCGCCGTAGAATTCCGGGCAGCCAATGTCTTCAGTGCACTCGCGGTCGTTGTGCGTCACGGGGACGGGGTACATTTGTTCACCCGACGTGGTCGTGTAGTAATTGTAGCGGTCTCTGTGCCCCCTGGCTTCCTTCCCATAGAGGGGCAGGGTTTCGTTGTTGCCGTTCACCAACAAGCCCATCTGTTGCATGTGCCCTGGTTTGTACTTTTTGATGGGCGGCCCTCTGTACTCAGGCGCGCGTCTCGGGGGTTCCACTGGGACCGGAACCGCCACGGGGACTTGGACCTCGGTCTCCACAGGGACCAAGACCTCCTGTGGGTTGTACCACATGTACGCGACCGCGAGGACCAAGACGACGATGGTGACGTACATGACTCGCGTTTTGTTTTTATTCTTCATGTATAATAATAATGGTTGAGAAAAGAAAAGCGCCGACACTCGTGGAAAGCATCCGTACCAAGAAAGCCCGAAACGACGAAGCCGTGCGACTCGCTTTAGAAATTCGAAACAAACGCAAACGCAACGCCACGGAGGCGCAGTTGCGTCGCAACATGGAGGCGCTCGAAAGAAACGCGAAGCGCATGCAACCGGCGATGCAACCGCGCGTGCGAGAAATGCTCAAAGAGCGCGCCAAGCTCGCGTACGTGCGCGTCCTCGACAAGGTGATGCGTCAAACGGCGTACACGGCGACGGATTTCAAATATTTGGGGAAAATCACAAAGGCGTACAGAGACCAAAAGTGGAGTGCGCTCAGTGAGTTCATCAAGGAATGGGAGCGTGCACTGAAGCGACGGGTGTGTGCGATGAAGAAGACGGACATGCAGCGCATCGCTCGAGGCATGAACATTGACGTCGCCCAGACTAACGTGCGAAAGACGATTTGTGCCAAGATTAAAAATAAATTGTGAGTGTATTATAATACAAAATGTCCCAGCAAGAGAGGTATAATCGAATGATTCGCAATTTGTCAAACTCGAAAACGCTCTACAACTTTCAACAAAAGCTCGCCACGTACAAGAACAACAAAGAACCCAACTACGTTCGAGCGGTGTTGAACACGCGACCGCTGCTTTTCGCGCGCGTCTTGCGTGCGTACACGCAGCTACCCGAGAAGATGAAACAATTTGGCATCGTCATCGTTCGCGATGTCAACCAAAATTCGTCGCCGCGTCTTCTCTTCGATGCGTTGAAAAAGTTGGAGGCGTTGAACACAATGGCGCGTCGTGGTTCCCCGGCGCTGTCGATGTTGACGAAACCTAGCGAACCCATCAATGCACCAAAGTACACGATGGAAGAGATGGTGAACGACCTCAGCAAGTCGAACAATTTTTCCTCCTATGGAAAGAAGATGGTCTTGTACCAGAATCAAAAGAATTACTCCAAAGCCCTCGTCAAGGCGAAGGCGAAAGTCGCTGACCGCGTGCGCACGCTTTACGAGCAATTGTCCGAAAACCAACAGAAGAAGGTCAACGCATTCGTAGACGTGAACGCGGCGAAGAATAAAAACGCAAACCCGGTGCTCATGTTTAACGCGTTGCGGGAGATGCGTCGATTCCGAAGTCCTCGAAATCAATCTTGGAGGTTTGAGTAAATCTAAACGTGTCGAAGAAATGCACGGATTTTTTAAAGTTAAAGTACACAATCATACACACCGCATCACCAATATCGTGCTTTCGTTCGTAGGGTACCTCGCGTCCGATGTACTTTTCAGCGATACTGGTGGTTCGTTCTTTCCTCTGTTCGTACGTCAAGTGTCTGATGCCGAAGTGCGCGTGCAACGACACGGGATTCACGAGCGTCACCTTGTCTCGAAACATGTAATGCAGCAGGACCTCTATGTTTTGAAACCCACCAGGGGGTTGTCTCTCCACGAGGATGTATTCGGCGTCATCGAACATCTGACGATAGTCGTGAACCATCAGTGGCACTAAGTCGACGATGTCATTGGAGTGAATGTATTTGTAATCCGCCAGACTCACCTTTTTCATCCACGTCACGTGGACTTTTGCGTTCTCGCACGACGCGGCGACGATGCCCATGTTGTGATAACCAACATCTATGGCGAGCACTTTGTACATGTAATTAAAAGGGAAAACACTCTTTAATTACATATCATGGACCGGGAGCGTGTCATCAAAAGACTGTGTTACATTGGGCAAGCGTTAATTCTTATTGATACGATACTTCGAAAGAAGCTTTTTTAAGTCATCTTCGACGATTTTAAAACGTTCCAATCTGTACTGGGTAAACATCCAAAGGAAAAACAACGTGCTCTTCAAAAGATTGTTCGCGGCGGTGTCATCCATCTTGTACACTGGGGAGACCAAGCGGTGGAAGAAGGTGTCGTTTTTATTTTTCCCAGTCACGTACGTCTCCAACTGCGTCATGGCACACGTGTCGTCGTTCACGCTCCAGTGATAAAAAATAAAGGGGATGAGGATGCTGTACATCTGTAAAAGTCGTTCGTCGTTCACGAATGGAATGATGATGAGAAATAATAACAAAAGTGCGTGAAGTGCGAAAATTATATTCATCTATTCTATGATGGAAAAAGATAAAAAATTGCCCAAAATGTGGCACCCTCAACAGGAAGCCATCCTCAAGGGGTGGGGCGAGAGCGCCGCGTGCTACAGGTACATGCACTACCAGGCGTTCCTAAACTACAGACAATCAAACATGCGTTATACTTTGCCCGTCATCGTGCTCTCCACGCTGACAGGTACTGCAAATTTTGCACAAGAACAATTTCCGGAGGGATTAAAACCCTTCGTCGCACCGAGCATCGGTGGGTTGAACCTCATCGCCGGCCTCATCGCAACCATTGCGCAATTTTTGAAAATCAGCGAACTCATGGAAGCGCATCGCGTGGCCGCGATGCAGTTTGGAAAGTTCTCGCGCGTCGTGCGTCTTGAATTGGGTCTGCCCCTGGTGGACCGAAGTCGCGACGGCTCGGACATGGTCGAACTCCTCAAAGGTGAGTACGATGCGCTCATCGAACAGAGTCCGTCCATTCCCGCATCGGTTCTGATGCTCTTTGAGAGGAATTTCCCATCCGACGAGGACATCACGAAACCTGAAATCATACACATCAGACCCATACAAATGTTCAGTGCCATCACCGAAAACTCGGTGGTGTCCAAACTTAAAGGTCTCATACCGACCGACAAAAGTAAACAAGAACTCGTGAGCGACCTCAAGAAGTTGCGTGGGACCGAGGAACCCATGCCCGCGAAAGTCTATGCGAAAAAGATTGTCGATAGCATAGCGCAGAGACAACAAGATGAAACCAAGAAGGAACTCGAGGAGTTGCGCGGGATGACGAGCGTTTCACAGATGAATCAAAAACTCGAACAGGAACTTAAACATCGCGCCGAACTGATGGAAGTCGCAGTAGAATCAGTACCAGAATCACCAAAAGAATTAGATTAAATATAGCCACACCGCACATGTATGGGAACAATTTCTTTTTTAAAGGATTTAACACCTTGTCCTCTAGAACCTCGACCGCTTGGTCCGTCAAATCTTTTTGTGTATCAGACATATGGATAGGTATCTTAAAATCATCCCACAAAAAAAGAAACCCCCTGATGATGCGACAAATCTTCACCTCGAACGCATCGCGCGTTTACGAAGGTGTTTGGACGCTGGAAAAAACGTCTTCATTCATGGTGCGTGCGGCACGGGAAAGACGTTCATACGAGAACAAGTCATGGATGACATGAATAGCATCGAACTCACGACGGACCTGCTTCGTTCGAAAAGTATTTTCAAAGACCTCATCCATGGGTCGACGAAACATTTGTTCATCGAAGATTACGAACCCGACGCCCTCATATTAAAAGCTGCGGTGGAACAAGTGTCGGATGGCCAACGCCTCACCGCGGGCTCGTTAGTCGTCCTTTCGACGCACATGTGCATGTACCCAAACTTTGAATTGATTCATGTCCCGAGACACGACCCCGATGCGCTCGCGCGCGCGTTCCCGGGCAGGTACAACAAGGACGCCGCCACCCGCGCGCGTGGAAACATTCGAGACTACGTGCACTACCTCGAGGGATTCGACGAAAAAGACGTGTTCGAAACACCTAAGGATGTCATTCATAAAGTATTGTGCGACCCGACGTACACGTTTGACAACCAACGACTTTCCGAACACGGGCACATGTGGTCGATTTTTCAAGAAAATTATTTGGACAGCAAGGAGCTCGATTACGTGAGAGTGTCGTCTTCCTTTTCAGACGCAGACATATTCGATTGCGCCATGTACAACGGGGACTTTGACTGGAACGTCATGCCATTTTTTGCGAACACGGCGATATGCATTCCTCGGCTGCACATGCGCGCACCACTCAAACCAGACACTTTACGACCAGGGGCGTGTTGGACGAAACACGGTAATTACAAAATGCGTCAGAGAAAGTTGTCGGATATACAGGTGAGAAATAATAACATTTGCATAGATGCATTGTGTTTATTACAAAAATATGCTGGTTTTGGATACGTTGATAAACTATTAGAATACGCCATCACACCACAAGACTTCGATACTATGAATCATCTGTCTATCACGAGTAAATTAAAACCAAGGGACGTCAATTCAATTAAGAAACGATTGAAGAATGCCCTTTTATCTGAACAAGGATGTCGATGACGACACCGTCGCCGATGATTACGAGTGCACCAAGGTTGTTGGCAATGAAATTTTCTACTACGGCGACATCACCGCCGAAAACATTTTGGACTTTACCGAAAAGTTTCGAAAGTTGGAGTCGGGGTTGTTGAAGATGGGTGCCGACATTGTCGGGTACTCGCCAACCATTCGAGTCAACATCATGAGCGACGGCGGTGACCTCTTTTCGGGATTCACCGCCATGAATCTCATTCAAAAATCACGCGTGCACGTCATCACCGCCGCGCAAGGCGCGTGCTGCTCTGCGGCGACGTTCATGCTCCTCGGTGGAAAGGAGCGTCGAATTGGAAGAAATGCACACATTCTCATTCACCAATTGAGCACGGGCTCGTTCTGGGGAAAGTTTGAAGAGATGAAGGATGAAATGCGAACAGCCTCGAAGTTCATGGACATGATTAAGAATACGTACATCAAACACACGAAAATCCCTGAGAAAAAGTTGAAAAAACTCTTGAAGCGGGACATCTATCTCGTGCCCGAGGAGTGCATCAAGTATGCCATCGTCGACGGCTACGATTGATATCGACGTAGCGTTTGTAAAGTAAAAGAACGGCGATGATTATAATAAAAATGATACAGGTATTCGCATTCATAGCCGGACCCACGGGTTCGGGGGCCACGCGCTCCATGCGTCCGTAGTTGACAACCGGTAGTGACATCTACTATTTCATCGAGAATTATTTTTTCTGTGCATAACGTAAGATGCCTGAACTAGACACGTCTGACCAATCCA